GGGAAGCGGAGCGCCCTCGGCCTTGAAATCGACGCCGCTATTGCGACCGACATGCACGGGCACGACGCCCTGCTTGCCTGCCCAGGAGATCTTAGCCTTCTCGAACATGTCGAGAACCATGACCTCGTTGTTGAGCTGCTCCTGGAGCGGCCCGATGTAATAGTCCTTAAGAACGGCGTCTAGCACCGAAATGTTGACTGGATTAGCCATCTCTCATCTCCCTAACCGAAGAGGTTTAAGTTGCCGTCTTTGACGGCCTTGAAGAGGGCCTCTGTGCCCTCTTTGATCGTCCCGAAGTTCTGCTTGTCAGCGACGGAGGCTGTCCGAGACGCCCCGGTCCCGGCCCGCTTGGGTCGAGAGGGGACGCCTGGGTCTGCCTCGGGCGCTGCCGCGACCTCCTGGGCCTCCTGCGTGGAGGCGCCAGGGTTGGCGGCGAGATAGCGAGCAATGGCCTCTTCCTCGCGCGTTGCGAGCCATGAGGTGTACTGCTCTGCCACTCGGTTTAGCTCGACATTCGGGTCGCGCTGTACGGCACTGTAGAGAACTTGCTGAAGGTCCGCTCTGAGGTTTTCGTCATAGCTTCCCGTGACTTCGGCAACCTCTTGCCGTAGACGAATGCGCTCGGCGTGGACCTCCTGCTGGTGCAGGCGGGCCTCCATCATGGCGATCTTCTCCTGAACCTCTTTGGGAAGCTCAGTCGTGCCACTCAGTAGCCGGTCTAGTTCGTCTGAAGCGTCAGCACTGTTCTCTGCTGGCTGGGCGGGTGACAGGTTTCGCATCATGGCAACTTCGTTGCGCATCATCTCGACCTGTTGCTTGTACGCCTCCATTTGCGCCTGGGCATCGTCGACCTCTCCACGATACTTGTTGCGCGCCTCGATGACGTTCTTGAACCGCTTATACGGGACGCGGTGGCCCGGAGTAACAGGCTCTTCCTCGGCGGAGCCGTCGTCCGCCTTGGCCTCTGCCTGCACTTCGCCTTCGCCAGCTTTGGTCTCGGCCTGGGGCTGATCAGCCGGAACTTCCGGTGTCTCTGCCTTGGCCTCAACCGCCTCTTCGACCGCAGGAGCGGCCACGACCTCTGGTTTCACGTCCTCGGTCACGGACGGGGTGGGGTCTTGCTCGGAGAATCCAAGCTCCAGCTTCTCGCTCAGTTCTTGTGCCATCTCTTCGCTTAGAAGACCCATCTCATGCTCCTTTTAACGCCCTGGAAGTTTGGCGGGGTGTCCGCGCTGTTGCGCGAATTGTTTCTGGGAGAAGATGTCGAGCGAGCCCTGCTCGCCGTCTGTCCACTCCTCGTCGAAGACCTTACCCGTTGCCTGCTCATATGCCAACATTTCGCGCAAGGTACCGGGCCTACGGAGTAATTGCTCATCCCGCACGACGTCTATCTGGTCCACTCCAGCGAGCGCCAGGCCCCATGCGAAGACCATGTCGTCATGCTTTCGGCGGTCCGCCTCGGGGCGACCCACCTTGTTATAGACGAAGCTGTTCATCTCAGCCTTCATCCGCTCGTCGTTGACTACGAGCGCGCCACTGGAGATGGCCTTGTGCAGCCTGGCAAGCAGGACTGGGCGCGTGGATACGCTGGTGGAGAACCCAATCTCCTCCTTCCACCGCTTAGCCATCTTGTCGAATTTGGTGCGGCGGTAGAGGGTGGCGTAGCCGGCGCCCACGAGGTGTTCGATAATGCTTAGTCCGTAGGAATTGGACTCGGCCACCACCAGCGCGCCCCACCTCTTCGCCTCTTCGAGGACACGGGCGGAGAATTCGGTGGGTGAGACCCTTAAATAGTAGGTGCTTACGCACTTGGGCTTCTCCTTATCGGTTACATCGAGCACGCAGAACGACGAGTAGTCCCCGCTTGGCGACCCGGAGGCCGTATCGACGCCCATCGAGTAGGCCCGGTACTTCTGGGGCTTGCTGTACTCCCTGTACCCCGGAACCGCCTTGGCGTGGGGGTAAACCGTGTCGAAGAACCGCTCTCCCGAGGTGATGAACGCCACCTCGGCGGTGATCGGGTACTCCTGGTGGAAGGTTTGCCAGTTATTTCCGCACTTTGTGCGAAAAGCGTCGAAGGCCCACCAGTATTGCTTGACCGAGAGCTTGTGCTTCTCGACGTACTCGGACCATTTGGGGCCACCGCCCCGGAATCCCAGCGGTTTCTCGTTCAGCCGGTATTCATCCGACAGCGTCCAGGGCAGGAAGACCTTCTTGTAGCCGTTTTCATCGACCCAGAGCTGGTGGGCGTGGTTGAGGCCGTTGGCGGTGGTCTCCATGACCACGATGGCGTCCGGTGTGGCTGTCTGGAACACCGCTCGCACCGTCTCTTCGACGTCTGAGTAGAAGGCGAACTCGGAGCAATGGAGGAAGTTGTAGGTGGTGCCGCGAGCGGACTGGGTGTTGGCGGTGAAAACCCTAATCATTCCGCCATGAAAGAAGAGAATTTCCCTAACGTTGCTCTTCTCGGTGGGGAACTGCATCCAGACAGGCAGGTTCTCGTAGAACCGCTTATATATCTCGAATATCTGCTCGGCGGACTCACGGCTCTGGGCCATGACGCCAACCTTGAAGTTGGGCTGGAAGTACGCATGCCAGAAGGCGTAGGCGGCGATGCCGGTGGTGCCGCCCATCTGCCGGGCCTTGAGGTCGAACACCCACGGGTTCTCTTCGATGGAGGCCAGGAGTATCTCCTGGGCCTGATTCATCTTGAACGAGACGAGACGAGCCTTCTTGTCTACGATCTTCAGATACCGGCAGAAGTACCTGAAATCACTAGCGCAGCGCCTTAGCTCAGTCTCTTTCTCAGTTGACTTGCTCTTCCTTGCCATCGGCCTTCACCTCGGAGCGGACCTCGTTGAGGATGTCGCGCAGTCGTTCGAGGACAATCTCTTCGCCGTCCTCTTCGAGCTTCTTGGTGCGCGCCTCGACAAACACCGTCTCGGCCTTGGTCTTTGACAGTTGGGCTAGCTGCTGTCGACGTGCAACCGAGTCATCCAATTCCGGCCTCTCAGTCCATGCGTAGCGCTTCTGCAAGACGAACATCGCGGCTCGCCAGTTGTGCTTCTCGGTGGCCTCTCTGATGACGATGTCAGCGAACTTGGACTCACCGATGCCCTCAGCGCACTGTATCTCGTGGAAGAACCACGGGTAGAGCGGGTGGGTTATCTTCTCTTTGCCGTACCGAATCCACTTCGACACGGTCGTGTAGGACACGCCAGCCTGGGCAGACGCCGAGCGGCGGCTGTGACCAGCGTTGAGCACCGAGAGGACCGCCAGCATGCGCTCCTTGAGTCCTCGCTCCTTGCGCGACAGGACGATGTCCTCGGGCAGCGGGTGGCGGAGCGGTGCTTCATCCATCGAGGAACCTCTTCTTCCAGCGGTGTCGCTTCTTGCGGTCGGTCTCTTCGAGCATACAGACGTGCATACACTCAAGGAAGCGGACGGCATCTTTGGCAAACGCGACGAGGCCACCCTCTGCGGCGCCCTGCTGGATGTCGTTGGCCTTCATTCGGTCGACCATGCCCACGACAATCTGACGGCAGGCTCGGTGCTTCGGGCGGAGCGCTGCGTCGTGATACCCCTCCAAGAGGCTCACGAGGCTGAGCAACTCCATGCCCATGAGCTTGAAGGCGGACACGATGGCCTGCTCGCGCGGCATCTCTGCCTGCTCGTAGTAGACGACATCCAGGGCGCCCTTGCACTGACCCAGGGCCTCAGCAATCAAGCCCTCCACCACCGTGGCCTTGGCGATGCCACCGCTTCGGGCATCCTTGTCGTAGACCACGATGTCTTTGGAGGCTATCTTGAGTGCCGGCTCCAGCGTGCCGCCCTCTGCGGCAAAGGCGCTCACTTGAGGTAGCGCTTGAGCTGCGGTCCGAAGTAGCGCGGCCCCATGGTCCTGGCGTTATCCATGGCCATCCGCATCATCGCGGTGACGACGTCCTTGGGGTTATCGAAGCCACCGGAGGCCATGACCCGCTCGACGAACTTGAGCACAACCGGGTCGAACTCACCAGCGCGGAACGAGACGTAGGTCCTGAAGTGGGCGCCCCTCGGGTCGAGCTTGGGCTCCTCTTCTGCCTT